GGTAAGAAAAATTGCCAAAGTCTTGAGCAGATCGATGAAAGCCGCGTCATTGGGAGCTTGTGCGCCAATTGGCTGTGTCACAAAGATCAATGCGTATGTGATGCCTAGTGTGACAATTAAAAACACAAATGATAAAACCGCGCCAATGAGAAACATCAAGCGTGCCTTGATTTCCTCTTGACTTAGCCGGTCTTTATTCTTTGAAGCCATCGCCTATCAAATCCTCCGTACAGGTACCAGTCACCTTGCATTGAGGTTTTTGGCACTCATCCAATTCCCAATTTTCATGAAGCTGGCATGGGTATCGCACCCATCCTTGATAACCACAGGCGGTAAGGCTTAGCGAAAGGACAAAGGCCAAGCCCACCGCGAGTGATTTCCGGATCATTTCCCCGTTGAACCGAAAGCTTTATCAGCTGGATTTAGCCAGCGCAAAATGACAGGCACGACAGCTGCAACGCCACCCATTGCCATTGCCTTGAGATCGCCACCAGCCATGTAAACGGCCAAAGCTGCCGCGATGTATGAGCGACCCCATGAAGCCGCAATTGCTTTTGCTTGATCCATTATTTTTCTCCTTTTGGTCGATCTGGTAAATCACCAGAAAAAGGCTCATAAACTGGTCGGCCATAACCCACCACAAATGAGCGTGCTCCCAAAGCTCTTGATTTCACCATGACTTCGCCACCATTGCGCTGATTTCCACCGGATGATGTATTGCCTTCGATGGTCACAATCTGTTTCTCAGAACAGCGGATCACCAAGCCAATGTGATTGATTGTTTCTTTGTCATCGATGATAAAATCAAAGAAAACAAAATCACCAATCTTTGGTGTTGTGTGCCATTGCTTGGCTTTTCTAAAAGCCTCAGCTCCAGCTCGTGTGCTGACAACATTTGGCACCTTGACACCAGCTTGATCTGCGCACCAATTGAGAAACGAGCCACACCATGGCAGCTTGTCGGCCTTCATGTGTTTGCCATACTTTGTCTCATTGTTGCCGGTTTCAGCTGTGCCGACCTCGGCCAGCGCAACCTGAATCAATCGAGGCAATGTGCCTTGTGGAAAATTACTCATGGCGCGGTTGGAAATACCGCATCATCAGCCAAGCCGCCTTGTTCTGGCAAATCTCTTAATGCTTGTCGATAAGTTGCCCACGCTGTTTTGTCAGCTGGTGAGTCTGCAACCTGTGTCCAGTCTGTGCGGGAAAGTTCAGCGTTACGCCATAACTTGATCTGCTCCCACTTTTGCTCATTTGTTGCATCTGGAAATGCTGGATGAAATTGAAATGTCATAATTACGCCGCCTCATAACTAAAAGATGCCACAAAAACGTCACTTGTTCCCCAAGTAACCGGAGCAACATTTTGCACCGCAAAAAATGTGCCATAAGTTGCTCCAGTATTCATAGCAACAAAATAAGCACGATCTGTGCCTTCCATCCACATTTGCCCGGGATAGATGTTTGCACCATTATCAATCATTGTTGCTGTTCCATTAAGGTAATTGCCTCGTACTTGCACAACAGGCAAAGTGAAAGTACCGTATTGGCTGTAACTTGTAGTCGATCCCCAAGTTAATTGAAAATAAACATTTACAAGTTTTCCGATTTGTTGATATTTTGCGGTTACTGTTCCATTTCCAACTGTTAAGCCCGAGTAAGTTGGTGTCCAAGTTTGCCAATCTCCAGCCCATTTTAATCCCGTTGAAGCCGATGAATCAGCCATAAGGATTTGGTTATTAGAGCCAACTGCTAGGCGAGCAGGTGTATCAGCTGCAGTTGCTGCAATTAAATCGCCCTTAGCATCAACAATTGCGTTTTGAATTGCGTTAGCATCGTCTGTTGTGACCCAAGTGTAATCGAGGTCGGTGTTAGATGCCTTGCTTAATACTTGTCCTGTTGTGCCACCTTTTAGATCGACGAAGGATGTATCAACCCCACCAAGAGCAGTACGGATTGCAGCTGCGCCGTCCTTTACGAGGTCGGTATCGTCGGGAGTTTCCCACCCGAAGTTAGTAGTCGTTGCCATTGTTCTCCTTTATCAGGCTACTATTGTAGCGTTAATCCATTCTAGGGTTGGGCTTAAAGTGTTCCAAGTCTCGGCTGCGTTTACACGATCCCAGCGAGTAGTGATGATTGAGTAGGCAGTAGGGCTAAGAGTCAGGGTTAGGTTTAGTTGGTTGTAACCAGCTTGGAAAGTCCAGCCCTCGACAAAGCCTTGGAACTGACCATTAGTAATGTTGGATGGTAAATCCACGATGTCCAAAGGCAATCCCATAAACACATTCAGGAGAGCATCGCGATCGGTATCGTCTAACTCGCCATTACTAAGCGGGAAGGTGATCTCTTTAAATTGAGGTTGTGGGAAGGCTCGCAGACCTAAATAGAAGTCTGCTTGCTCCTCAGCATCCAAAGCATTTTCTAGTGAAGTATTGATCTGGTATTGCTGAGGTCCATAAATAGCCTGACTCTGAGAATCAAAGGCATTAGCCTCTGCGTTTGCCTTATACACGATTGTTACATCATTACGGACATCGCCTGAGCGCTTTTGTGTACGAATACCGCGAGCAAGAGCTGTGTTAGCCGATAACTCTGTATAGCCGTTTGTGCCTAAGTAATCTGCTCTGTGAGTGCTATCGGCATAACCGATTCGCCCGACTGCATCCTCAAAGATGTAACCAAAGCCAGAAGTTGCCAAAGATGAAACCAAAGAGTAAACATTAGTTAAGTCTGATGATCTGGATGTTAATTCGTAATTGCCTGGTTGGTCGATGTCACCCAGTCCAACATTCTCAGCATTAGCCCAGGTTGTCGTTGGATTGTAATCAGCCCAAGTTTCAGCAGCTGGCACTTCATTCCAGTTATTCAGAAGTAACTCTGAAAGGATTGAAAAGATCTGATCGCCGTCAAAGTCCTTAGCCAAAACACCCTCTGTGAGGCTCTTAGGCAGCTTTGACAAGGCACCCAAGGCAATTACCCGGATACGCTCTGAAATGCCGTTAGTACCCGCATCAGAAACCGTTACATCGATGTCAGAGACAAAGCCTCCAAAGATGTTTACGAATGTGCCAGTTGAATCTTTAACTTTGATTGATACTTGGTCATTAATGTCCATGACAATCGGTGACTGGTCAAGGTTGATAATCTCAACATTGCAGTAACCAGCGTAAGGCTGAGAGTAGATGTCGGTTCGACCTGATGTAATAGTCAGGTTGGCAAGTGTCAGATTAGTGACATCACCCGCGCCATTAATCGATACAGCCCACTCAGGAGTCCATTGGCTCATGCTATTTGAAACGCCCCTACTCCACCGCCACCACCGCGAGCAGTTGAGTCATTAAGAATCTCAACGATCTGACGGGCTACGCCTTCCTTGTCAAAGGCACCTGTTACGGTGATGTTGTAAGTGTCGCCAGATGTAGCGTTTTCTGCCATTCTAAAACGACCGACATCAAACGACCCGATAGCGGTTGAAGCAACGGCAGCTGCGGTTGAAGCAGTTTTAACTCCGCCTGATCCTCCAGATGTTGTCCCTGTAGATCCGCCACCAGTAGGGGCTGAGATCGTTGGGGCTGTGTAAGTTGGTGTGCTTACCTTTGGCGCTGAAACTGTTGGAGTAGTAAATGAAGGCTTAGAGATGGTTGGGATGTTAGGCAAGATTGGTATGGAGTTGTAAGCCTTAATAAGGGCATTAATGCCATCAATAGCGCCAGAGACAAGGCTACGGATTACATTGATAACTCCGCCTACGATGTCCACGACACCAGCAGCAATCTTTGCGACGAATGTAATCGCTCCACCTAAAGCCACCGTAAATACTGGAACGATGTAATCAACGATAAATGAACCAAGTGCCTGAAAAGACTCCTTGTTACGATCGATTGCAGCCTTAATTGGATCAAAGAGTTTTGTAAACTTCTCAAAGCCTGGTACAACTTTGTTGAGGATGATGTCGATCAGAGATTGCAGGATAGGCAGTAACTTGTAACCAATCGCTTCAACGGATTCATCGAAGGCAATCTTTAGGCGATCCATGCGACCCTGGTAAGTCTCTGCGTTCTTTGCAGCTGCTCCACCAAAGAGATCGCTAAGTTTACGCTGTACATCAGTAAAGGTCATTGCCTTTAATTCAGCAGCAGTTAATCCGATACCTAAACGCCCAAGTGCTGCGCTGTTGCCATCGTAAGCCTTACCCAAAGCATTGGCTACGCCTTCAAGTGGCTTGCCTGTTTGAGTTGAAATGTCAAGAGCAAGAGAGAGCAGATCCTGAGCCTTTGAAACATTGCCAGTCGATAAAGCCAAACGAGCAAGTGCTGGACGGAGATTGTCATCTGCCACGCCAGTAGCGCGAGCCATCTTATCGATGGAATCCTCAGTAGCTGCAATCTGGGCTTTAGTTGCGTTTGTTGCATTAGTTAATGCTGAGGCTAATTTAACCTGGCTCTGTTCATCGGCTAGTGCAGCCTTAACGCCATCAACGCCGATCTTAACTGCATAGGCTCCGGCAGCAGCAGCTGCTGCTAAAAACGCGGCACCGGCTGCTTTGCCAAACTTTTCTAACTTACCGGCAGATGCTTCTACGTCGCCGTTGGCTGCTTTTAACTTTTTATTGAGATCATCGACGTCAGCAAGGATCGAAAGTTTGAGCGTTCTATTACCTGTTGCCATTAGCCCCACTCCTTCAAAATCCTACTAAATGCTTCCTCCCATTGGCGGACAACTTCTTTTTGATTCTCGCGTAAAGTTGGAAAGATAAACCAACCGCGTGAACCACGACCGAGCCGACCTGAGAACCTTGGGAACTGCTTATATTTATTTGAACCAAACTCCAAACCTTTCCAAAGGCTAAGAGTAGATCCACCACCTGAAAACTTTTGAGATGCAAAACCAAAAGAGATCTCACCAATACGAGATGACTTGGCTACGCGTGAACCATTGGCTACGCGGTCATCACCTACGTTTGAAGTAATACTCGCAGCTTGGATAATCTTGCCACGCATATATTGAGCCAAGGCATTAGATTCTTTTTTAGCTGCATCGATTGCAGCTTCATCCATGCCTTTAAAAGATCGAGCAATAGCACGTAAATCGGATTTATCGTAAGCGATAACAACATCATCTGCCATCAGAGCGCTCCTTTAAAATCTCAATTGCCGTTAATATGTCGTCTGCATCCTCCCAGTATTGCATCGGTATCCCCGTCTCTATTGCTAGATTGACGAGGATCCGCCTTATGCTTCCTGGTTGGTGGCTTTTGGGCTATCGTCTCCAACCGT